AACCAATACAACTTCATATTCAAAAATGGCTCGACCAAAAAAATCCGAACACTACGTTAATAATAAAGATTTTTTAAATGCACTTGAGAATTATTTTGCAGAGGTTGAAAGAGCTAAATTAAATGATAAACCGAAACCTCCAATTCCAAGATACATTGGTGAGGGTTTTCTAAAGATTGCAAATCATCTTTCATATAAACCAAACTTTGTGAATTATATGTTTAAAGATGATATGATTTGTGATGGTATTGAAAATTGTGTGAGATATATTCATAATTTTAATCCAGAGAAATCTAAAAATCCTTTTGCATATTTTACTCAAATTATCTACTATGCATTTCTGAGAAGAATCTCTCAGGAGAAAAAACAACTTGAGATTAAGAATAAAATCCTTGAGAAGACTGGATTTGATGAAGTCTTCGATTCTAATGATCTTGACAGTGATAACTACTCCGACTATAATTCAATTAAAGACGCAGTACACACTAAGCTTAGATACTGATGATTGGAAATCTTGAACCAGAAGAAAGTGTTATGAATGATATTCCTAAACATGATTGGACAAAAAACGAAGATGAGTTTTTTGCTTGGGAAGACAATGGAATTATGGATCGCATTCAAGATTACCTTGAAGTTCTTGGTTGGGAAGCATCTGATAAGATTGATGTAGAGATTGGTGGTACTTCAGTCTCTGGTATTGATGTAGGTGAGGAGTACAACAAGAAGTGGCAATCACCTCTTGGTACTCGTAAGTATAACAAAGATGCCTTCATTGTAATCAAGAATCAATCTCGTAGAGACTTGACTGGATCACAACCAATGAAAGAGTTTAATCCACGTCACAAATGAAAATTGCAATCATTACGGATACTCATTACGGTGCTAGAAAGGGTTCTAAACTCTTTCATGATTATTTTGAGGAGTTCTATAAAAATATTTTCTTTCCAACTTTAGATGAACAAGGTATTGATACTGTAGTTCACATGGGTGATGCCTTTGATAGTAGAAAAGGTATTGAATTTAAGTCTCTTGATTGGGCAAAAAGAGTTGTTTTTAATCCTCTTAAAGAAAGGGGAATTAAAGTTCATTTGATGGTTGGTAATCATGATGCCTACTATAAGAACACAAATGAAATCAATGCAATAAATCTTCTACTCAAAGAGTATGATAATGTTAGAGTTTATTCTTCTGCAACAGAAGTTGAACTTGGAAATCTGAAAACACTTTTTATTCCTTGGATTAATGAACAAAATCAAAATCAAACTGAAAAACTTATTCAAAAGACATCTTGCAAGTGTGCGATGGGGCACCTTGAGCTCCAGGGATTTAGAATTAATAAACAAATCACCATGGATCATGGTATGGAGAGCAAACTATTTGACAAGTTCACCAAAGTCTTCAGCGGTCACTATCACACTAGATCGGACAACGGAAGAATATTCTACTTAGGAAATCCTTATGAAATTTATTGGACTGATGTGAATGATCTAAGAGGATTTACTATTTTTGATACAGAAACTCTAGAACATTATCCGGTAAATAATCCTTATCGTATCTTTTACAATATCTATTACGAAGATCAAGATTATCAAATATTCGATACTTCAGAATACAAGAATAAAATTGTCAAACTTATTGTTCGTAAGAAGAGTGATATTAAAAAGTTTGAGAAGTTTGTTGATAAACTTTATTCTTCTGGAATTGCTGATCTAAAGGTTGTAGAAAATTTTGATTTTTCTTCTCTTACGGAAGAACAAAGTGAAGTTTTTGAATCTGAAGATACACTTTCTATTCTTGATAGATATATACAAGAGACTGATACTGAACTCGATAAATCCAACATCCAGTCAATTATCAGAGAAATATATCAAGAAGCGTGTGAATTAGGGTAATGTATATTATTACAGTTGCTGGTAAAGAAAAGAAGGGAGCTTATTCTCTCATTGATGAGGATAATGAAGAAGTTCTTTTTATTTTTGAAGAAGAAGATGATGCTACCAGATATGTAATGCAACTGGAAGATATGGGTTATCCTAAAATGAAAGTTCTTGAAATTGAAGATGAAGTGATGATAAAAACTTGTGAAATGCATGGGCACAGATATACTGTTATAACTTCTAATGATATTGTAATTCCTCCTGATACTGACACCTCTCATGATTACATTTAAAAATATTCGTTGGCGTAATTTTCTTTCTACTGGAAATCAATTTACTAAAGTATCTCTGGATAAAACTTCTACAACTCTTATTATCGGAACAAACGGGGCTGGCAAGTCAACTATTCTTGATGCATTGACTTTTTCTTTGTATGGAAAGTCATTCCGTAAGATTAATAAAAATCAACTCATCAATACTACCAATGAGAAGAATTGTTTGGTAGAAATTGAATTTGATTTGAATGGAACTGAGTGGAAAATTGAGAGAGGAATTAAACCTAATGTTTTTAAAATTCATAGAGATGGTGAAGAGTTAGATCAATCACACTCTGCCATTGATCAACAAAAGTGGTTGGAACAGAATGTCTTAAAGATGAACTATAAGAGTTTTACTCAAATTGTAATTCTTGGTTCTTCCACTTTTGTTCCTTTTATGCAACTTCCTGTTTCGAGTAGAAGAGAAGTTGTGGAAGATCTTTTGGATATTAAGATTTTTTCATCGATGAATACTCTCATCAAGGAAAAGATTCGAACAATTCGAGATGAAATTAAAACCTTTGAATTAAAAAAAGAATCACTTAAAGATAAAGTTGAAATGCAAAAAAACTTTATTGAAGAGCTGGAAAATAGGGGT